AAAAGTGAAGATGCTCTGGAAGCAATCTTGGATACTCCAGTTCATAAATTCAACTATAAGGAAGATGCCAGAACCTCTACAGGAGACTTCAACACCGATTACTTTGGAGTTATTGCTGATGAGGCTCCTTGGGCCATGCACCATGATGGCAGACTCTTTAATCCTATTAACACTTTCGGATATACTGTAGGCGCAATCCAAGCTCTCACTGATAAGCTGGACAAATTAACCAACCGAATTGGAGAATTGGAAAGTGCCTGAAGAAAACAATAGAAAAGAAGTCCCCATGACGCGTAGGCAGCGAGACTTGCTCACTGGACAATCCACCCGGCACCATCAAGAGATGCTGGCATTACAAAAGGCTGCCGATAGTCTGCGGCATTATCACCAAGAGGAGCAACAGACTTGTCTGGAGTCCATTCGTGAGCAGCTTCATCTGAACGGTCAGGCCATGCACGTTGATCTTGAGAAGCTGGTCTTTGTAATTGAAGAAGAAGGAGGAAAATAATGGCGGTAGTCGGAAAATCTTTTAATCTTGGGGGTAAATTAGACATCCCCAATGCCGGAACTGCTGTGCAACTCACTAGTACCCAAATCGGCGTAGAAGTTCTAATCATCGAAGCCGATGAAGGAAATGCGAGTAAAAAAGTTTACGTTGGAGACTCATCAGTCTCAGCGTCCAAATATGCCACTGTACTTGCTGCGGGAGAAGCCATCACCTTGAGAGTCTCAAGTGGTTGGCCCGTAAACCAGCTTGATATCTCAACGGTTTACGTGGACACATCCTCCAACGGCGCAGATGTTCAGTGGAGTTATATGTGAGTTCTATTCCAGAAATTGTCAGGTCATGGGCAGAGAATCCCAGCATCTCTTTCTTTGCGGATAAAATGATCCAAGGCCATCCCGGTCCCGAAGTCTTCTTCCGCACCTTTCTCTACTCCAGAATCAAAGAGCCTGTTCTCGGTCCTCCTTTCCATGAAGAACTCTTTAATCTTCTAGTTACAAGTTCCCGTATAGTCATTGCAGCACCCCGGGCTCACAGCAAATCAACAATATGCAGTTTTGCCTACCCCCTGTGGAAAGCCATCAACGAGCCCAGATCTGAAATCATCATTGTATCCAGAACCGCACAGCTGGCAGAAAAATGGCTGGGAGCCATGGCTACAGAAGTTGAGAGCAACCCAAAGATTTTAGGCTTGTACGGTAACTTGAAGTCGGGCCCATGGAATCGCCACCAACTCACCTTCAAGAATGAGAGCAAGATCTATGCTAAAGGAAAGAACTTCCAGATTCGCGGCTTCCGTCCCGGGCTGGTTGTCTTGGATGACTTGGAAGATGATGAAAGTGTGCGGTCTGAAACCCAGCGTGCAGATCTGGACCAATGGCTTCACAGCGCTCTAATCAACGTACTGGATGCCGGTGTTTCCAATCAGCTTGTTATGATCGGAAACTACATTGGACCCAGTTGCCTGCTCAAAAGAAAGATTGATGAGATTGGCCGTGGAGAGCAGCCTAACTGGCAGGCCCGTGTTTTCTCGGCAGTACAGGGAGACGGTAAAGCACTCTGGCCGAGCAAATGGAGTATGCCCCGCTTGGAAGAAAGGCGCACCGAAATTGGAACAAGAAGATTCGCCTCCGAATTTCTGAATGATCCCATGCCTGAAGGCGTGACCCTGATCCGGGAAGCGTGGATCAAATATTTCACCGAAGTTGACGTCCCGCTCAATATCTTTATGACTGTAGATCCAGCGGACTCCATCAAGAAGTCTGCCGACTACAGTGTAGTCATGGTTGGAGGCACGGACTCAGAGAACAATCTCTATGTACTGGAATACCAGAGAGGACATTTTACTCCCAAGAAGTTCTACGATGTTATCTTTGCCATGCACCGCCGATGGGAGCCTATGAGTTTTGCCATGGAGAAACAGGTTTTCAAAAATCACCTGCGCGCAGCCTTCCGTAACGAACAAAAGGAAAGAAATTACTTCTTCCCGGTTCGAGAGCTTGCTCCCGTAGCAGACAAAGTAACACGCGCCAACCCAATGATCGGACGTATGGAATCCGGCAAAGTTTTCATCAAACAGGAGCATCGAGATCTGTTTACCGAAATGATTGAGTTCCCCTACGGAGATCACGATGATACAGTAGACTGCCTTAGTTACCTGAATCAAATTGCTTTTGAGCATAGTACGATTAAGCCAAAGAGGCGAATACCCTCCGGGAGCTTTTATGACTTCTTGCAAAAAGAAGCCATTTCACACAAAATGAGAGACACAATTTTTAACGCTTGGTAAATCATGGCAAGAATGAACTCTGAAAACGCAGACCTGTTCAAGAAGTGGCGCAAGCGCTTGGAAGTGGCCAGCAAGGTACGCCGAAAAGCCGGAGAAGAATCTTGGATGTCCAACATTGAATTGTTCAACAATCGTGGATGGGCCATGCCATCTGTAAGTGACAAAGGTTCAACGTGTCTTATCAACATGATCCGAAGCACCTGTTCTTTGATAGCAGACTCCATCTACTTCCAGAATCCCCGTATTCGTGTTGATCCCGCTGGAATTGTTGGTTCAGTAGACGAAGTGGGCGATGCCCTCATCGAGATCGACAAAGCCATTGAAGTCATCCAGACTGTTCTGAATGAGATGTTTCCCCGATTGGGTGTAAAGGATGAAATCAAACGGGCCATTATCGATTCCCTTCTCTCAAGTGTGGGCTGGCTGAAGGTCTACTACGAAACCGAGACAATCTCCAGCGAAGAGGAAATCGAGAAGATCTCCCACGAAGAATTTGTCATTTCCCGTATCTACCCCTTAAACATGCTGGTAGACCCATCGCTTGAAACCTTTGACATCTCCAAGGCTGAGTGGTTGGCTGAACTCAAATTCCTGAGCGTCAAGGCAGCCAAGGAAGCCTACAAAGATGCAGAAGGCAGAGATGTCAGGTTGAGAGATTTTAAGGCAAACGCTTCCATGCTGGAAGATTCAGCCAATGCCCAGCGGAGAAAGGAAGTTGATGATGAAGTAGACAGAATGCGTATCTGGGAAATCCATGATCGTGTCGAAGGACAGCTCATAGAGATGGCAGAAGGTATTGGCATTATCCGTAAACAGAAACACCCTTACTACGTCACTGAGACTTCTCAGGGTTTTATCTATCAGGCTTTGGGTCTGGGTCCTGATGACCCCAACAGCTTCTACCCCCGTCCTTACGTAGAGAGTCTGGTTCCCATCAACAATGTCATCAATCGTTTAGCTACATTCAAAGTGAGCCATGTAGGCAAGTCGGCCAAAACAGTCACAAGCGTAGCCAAGGGAATGTACGATGACAAGGATCTCATCCAGATTACCGATGGGGGTGACGGCACCATCGTAGAGCACAACCCGGACAATGACAACAATCAAATCTTTGTAGTTCCTCAAGCGGATATCCAGAAGGATGTCTGGAATCTGACAAACTATTTCATGGGGCCAGTGTGGCAACAGATTTCACGCGTGGATGAAATGGCCCGGGGAAGCACAAGCAAAGGAGTTTCTCCTACAGAGGCTTCCTATATTTCCCAAGGAACAGGTATCGGAATGTCATCCATGCGGGATCAGGTTGAGGATTTTGCTTCCGGGACTGCCCGGGTTCTACTTAGCGAACTTCAACAGTTTGTCACCCGCAGAAGAGCAATACGTATTTTAGGTCCCGTAGGAGCTCGCTGGTTTGATTGGTCCAAAGATGACATCGTAGGAGATTTCTATGTCAACGTGGAGTCTTTCTCTACAGCGCCTTATAACAGTGACCGCAACAAACGTGAAATCGTGGACATCTACAATCTCTTCTACGGCAAGCCTGAAGTAGACAATGTAGAACTGACTGAAGCTGTACTCAAGCGCTTTGAGCTGCCTACGCGAGTTCTCAGGCGCCCCACCCGTCAAGGTCCCCAAGATCCACAGCAGGAACACGCAGCTCTCATCAATGGGACTCCTCTAAGAGTTGACCCCACTGAAGATCATGCCCGTCACATCGCTGAGCATGAAAGCTTCCTTGCTTACCTTCAGGCATTAATGGAACAGAATCCCGGAGATGAAAACACTACGGCTATGCTTCAAAAATTGGCGGGACATCTCGATCAGCAGCGTCTGGCTCTTGTTCAGATCCAGCAGCCTCAGCAGCAGGCTCAAGCTCTTCAGGGAGCTTTGGGAAATCCTGCCCAACCTTCTCAGGACATGGCTCAAGCGCGTGGAATGATGGGACAAGAAACACCTACACCGGGTGAAGAACTGGCTGGAATAATGGGAGGAGAACTCAGATAATGCCTCTCTACGATTTTGAGTGCCCGGTATGCGGTCCATTCGAACACTTCCTCTCTTTGTCAGAATGGTCACCTATAGTAGTACACGATTGTGAAGGCTGGTACGGAGGGTGTATTTCAAAGATGATGATAACCTACCCCGGAATAAAGCCTCTTGAGAATTGTCGTGGACAAAGTTATCATCCAATTACAGGTGAACGGCTGGAAAGCCAAGGATTCTATAACCACTTCGTTACAGGTCCAACTGGAAATGGCTATTTCTCAGACCGAAATCACTATGACAAGTGGATGAAAGAAAACGATATGTGCGAGTATTGACAATGTTTGCTAAACTAACCTTAGTCTCCAAGGAGTAACTATGGAAGAAGAAAATTTAACAGTTGATGCCCCTGAAGCAGTTCAGGAAGGCTCAGAGCCCGAAAGCCCAGCGTCCGGTCCAGATGCGGCAGCATCTTCAGAAGCAACCTTCGTAGATGCCAAATTGGTGGACCCCAACCAACTCCCCGAAGAGTGGCCTGATGATATGCGCGACCAATTCGGAGAGCATTTCAAACGTATGCAAGGCTCCTATACTAAAAAGATGCAGGGAATCGCTGATCTTAACAGGAAATCACAACAGCTCGATGCTGTGATGCAATATCCTGAAGTCAGAGAAGCGATGGCTGAACGTCTTGCCGGCAGAGTGCCTCAACAGGCGCCTCCGCCCGAGGATGATCTTTCTAACGTGAATCTCTCAGAATTGTCCGACAACGAGCTGGTTCCATACTTTACCAAGCTGATCGATCAACGAGCAGATTCTCTTTTTCAGCAACACTTGAAAGAGAGAGAACCTATTGAGCAGGCGACATTGCAAATGACGCTCTCAACAGAAGCCTCAAAAGTCGATCAACACTTGAAAAGTCAGTATGGAAAGCTCTATGAAAAGCATAGAGGTACTGTAAACGAGTATCTAGGTCAACTCGACCCCCAGACAGGACGACCTCTTTGGCATGGACTTGCCTTATCCGGTCAATTACGCGAAGGGGCTGAAATGAAGTTCAAGGATATTGCGTTCCATGACGCTTTCAGTGATGCAAAGAGCGAAGCTCAAGCTGATCTGCACGCTAAAAAGAACGCCAATCTGACAACAACACGCGCCCCGGCTGCATCGACTAAATCCAGAGTAGATTACTCAGGTATGTCGGACCCGGAGAAGTGGCAAGCTGCTTTTGAATCCGCCAAAAAGAAAACCGGCCTAAAGGGTTTTGGGGAAGAACACTAAACTAGGAGAAAAACCATGCCTCCCATTACTGTATCTGATACTTGGAACTCCCTCTTTACGACTACAAGTAGAGAGGTGATGACTGAGATTGCAGACAATATCTACAATGAGTTTGTAACTCTAAAGATATTAGAACGCCGAGGTTCTTTTCGGAAAGACCTTGCGGGTGGCTTTGAAATTGCGCTACCGGTTAAATATGCCAAGAATACAACGATCAAGGCAATGAGTGGTTATGATACTGTGGATACTTCTCCACAAGATGACCTCACAATGTCTCGTTGGAATTGGAAAATGTACTCTGGTTCAATCGTCATTTCTGATGAGGAAATGTTGAAAAATTCCAGTGACCATCAGCGCATTAACTTGCTTCGTGAAAAAACCGAGTCTGCTGTAGAGTCCATCAGGGACGCACTTCAGACCGACATTTACACAGATGCAACTTCAGACCCATCCAAAAAGGTTACTCCGATTCCGCTTATCATTGATAATGCCCCAACAACTACAGTTGGTGGAATCTCGGGTAATACTAATTCTTGGTGGCAGAACAACCAGAACGATGTTGGAGCCTTTGGAACAAACCTTTATACGGATATGATTACTGCAATGAACAGCGTATCCCACGGTTCAACCTCACATCCAGACATCGGCGTGTTCTCGCAGACCGGCCACGAATACTTTGAAAGATTTGTAACCGGTATTTCGGGAACCTCTGGATTCCGCATCCCTTTGAATCAAAGTGAAACTGAAGATTTCGGTTTCTCTGTATTCAATTTCAAGGGTGCATCCATCGTATGGGACCCGGCTTTGGCTTCCGGTATGCCAGTGACAGGGGAAACTCTGTACCTGATTACATCGAAGTATTTTTTCTACTTCGTGCATCCACAGGCCAATTTCCGGGTGATGCCTTTCGAGAGAGCTGAACAACAGTTGGCTCGTATCGGACTGCTTCGCCATATGTGCAATCTAGCTACCAATAACCGCCGTAAACATTCGGTACAACACGGCATAGACGCCAGTTAGGAGGAAAGATGATTATTAAAGCTGCGGCTGGAAGATCACCTAACCCCGATGAGCAAGGTGACTATGTTGATCGTGTATTTATCGCTATTAAAAACAGCACCGGAGGCGCTATAAGTGCCGGTTACGGTGTCTGCTTTAACGTGACAAATAACGCAAGTGCCAATGGTATAGACATTCAGAAGCCGTTAACTTCGGCTTTGCCTGCCTATGCCGGTGTTATTGCGGATGATGAGCAAACAACAGACTATTCAATCGCTGATACCGATTATGGTCTGGCTCAGGCTTATGGGTTTTGTAATGTGGCTTTCTTTAGAGCTGAATCTAACGGAGGAAACCAAATTGAAGGCGTGAACCTTGGACCTATTACAGGTCAGTGGTTCCTGCAATCCAATGGACGTTCCTTTGAGTTTGGTCCAGCTGTTCTGATGAGTCGCGTATCGGCTACGACCTTTGAAGATCGTGTCCCGGTATTCTTACGGAACTTATAGTGATCGCGAGGGGGGAGGGGAAACCCTCCTCTTCCTCGAAAGGATAAAATCATGCTCAAGAAGGCTAAGAAGGCTGTTAAAAAGCCAACAAAACTTTTAGACGTAATTCTCAATGAGGCAGCTGTTTACTGTGTAGAAATCTTTAACCGGGGTGCAGAACAGGCTAAAAACATTGAGAATCATATCAATGAGAAGGCCAAAGATGGATTTGCCATAGACTCCATTTTGGTAGACAGCAGTTCAGACGGTGCTTATCAGGGGCGAGTCATTGTTGTTATGCGCTCATGTAAGAACTGCGAGAAATAATGCTTCGTTGGTTTATTTATAAAGTTAGACCTGATTTAGCAGAGAAAGTAGAGGAAAAGACTTACTTTTACCGCTGTATCACTCCCGGATGCGGAAGATTACTTGGTTATGAAATGATTAGAGCAGGCACTTGTGCTGGCCATAAAGTTCAGGGCGCACGCTCTTCTACCATTGGAGAGGATTTTAAAATTTTAGCAGGGAGAATTTACTAATGGCTTTATTCTTTGATCGGCGAGCTGAAGCTATGGATGAGAGCATCTTTGTTATTTTGCGTAATTCCACAGCTTCCGTAATGAGCGCTGGATATGGAGTCTGCTATCAGCTCCTTAATGTTACAAGTGCGAATGGTTTTGATCTCGAAAAACCGGCTACAAGCGCACTACCGGCTTATACCGGGATTGTCTCCAAGAAGGCTATTGGAACTCAAGCCTTTGGATTAGTCCAAGTTTACGGCTTCAACCAAGAAGCCTTTGTCAGATTTGAAAGCACAGATGGGGTTATCCCCCAAGGAACAGTATTAGGACCTATCAATGGTCAATGGTATTTACAGAGTAACGGGAGAAGCTATGAGTTTGGTCCTGCCGTTTTAATGAGTGCTCATGCGGCAAATACTTTTGAAGGCCAAACCCAAATTTTTCTGAGGACTCTGTAGTGGCCAAAATCTGTCTAGCTCAACCCTCCACCGGTACTATAGATTTTGTTGTTGCCGATAATCAGAAAGACTTTGTAGCCCGCTCTGTCCGATGGGCTATGGAAGAAGGACATGAGCTGGTTATTGGTGATACAGGCAGATATGTCATCCAAAATGCCCGGGAAGACATTGCAGACGCCGCCTTGGAAATGAAATGCGACTATATCATGTTTACCGATGATGACATGATTATTCCCTTTGATACTTTGGAAAAGCTCTTCCCGCACATGAAAGAGGCTGATATTGTCATTCCCCTTACATTTCAGCGCGTTCCTCCTTTCTACCCCGTGATGTACCAGCTGAAAATGCGGGATGCCACTCTGGAAGAAGCTGAATCCTTGGGTCACGCTAAGGTGGACGGCAAACCTAAATGGCTGGATTTCAAGAAAATAGACAAGTGGGAAGATGACGGAGAACTTTTTGATTGTGATGCAGTAGGCTTTGGCTGTGTTCTGCTCAAGACCGAAATCTTAGGTAAACTTCCAAAGCCGTGGTTTTCCAGCTGGACAACTATTGGCGAGGACATCTGGTTTTCATGGCAGGCAAAGCTGAAAGGTTTTCGAGTCTGCTGCGATACCTCATTTTGGATTGGCCATTTGGCTGACCGGCCTCTTATCGGTCGTCCTCAGTTCGAGGAATATCGAGATCACAAGAAGGTGACTTGCTGGGAGGAAAAGAAGGACAAACTTCTGGAAGTCGTGAATCAATGAATAAACCCCTTGTGGATATTGTTATCCCGTCCTTTAACAATATTGCCATCCTGAGTCAGTGTGTACGCAGTATCTTTCTCTATACCGGAGCAGACTACCGTATCACGGTGATTAACAACGGTGACCATCACTTGCATTTTGACGGGTTGGATACAGGAGAGCATCAGTCATTGAACCCGGGTAAGAATCTGGGTTGGACAGATGCAATCAACTGGGCGCGTGACAAAACAGACGCTCCTTACTTCCTAATGCTTAATGATGATGTTGTCATCCCGGACCATGACTATGGATGGCTTCACAGGATGCTTCTTCCCATGCGGGAAGAAAAAGTAGCAGCTGTAGGGCCTCTCTCCAATTACGTCATGGGGATGCAGTCTATTATGAACTCCAGCCTGTTCTCCGGTTCTTTCCAAAGGTATATTGTTCCGGTTCTTTCCGGGTTCTGCCTTCTGGTAAAGCGAGAGGCTTTAGATGAGGTGGATTGGCTTGATCCTGATTTTCAGCATGGCGCTGAAGATGTAGACCTTTGCATCAAACTTCGCCAAGCCGGGTACGAGCTGGCTGTGGCCCGGGATATTTTTATTTATCACTACGGTTCCCAAACAGCAGAGAAAGTTTACGGAGATTGGTGGAACTCCAATCTATACTCTCTTGAGCAGCGCATGAAAATCTTGCGCAAATATGGACTGCGAGAATACCAAGACCTTATGAAAGACAGCCAACTGGGCTACGTTAAAGAGGAAGATATCTCCCGTGGGACAATCAAGCGGTTGATTAAACCTTCCATGAAAGGTCTGGACTTAGGCTGCGGCACAAATAAGATCCATGAAAAAGCAATCGGCGTAGATCTCATAGAAGATAAAGTTGGGCATGGACGCTATCGGGGGCGATTATCCCAATCACATATTCGAGCAGATATCACAAAAGGTCTACCCTTTGATGACAACTCTCAGGACTATGTAGTATGCAGTCACGTCATTGAACACATTTCAGACACGGTAAGCCTGCTCAGAGAAATCTCCCGGGTTCTAAAGCCCGGAGGTCTATTTCTAGCTACAATGCCCTCACAAAGCAAAACAGACGTTGTACCCATTGATCCTACGCATGTCCATGGTTATACTCCCAAGGCTTTCTTCAATCTGGTTGAATCTTTAGAGATTTTTGATATAGAGCAATGTAAGGACATCTCTCCGGGTTACAATTTCTTAACCGTATCAAGGAAGTCACAAAGAGTGGCTATAGCAGTATGAAAATAGCTTGTATATTTGATAATAGAATCAGGCGTGATACTACTGGAAATTTCTTTTTCTGGGCTCTGGAAAGGTTAGGCCATGAAGTCGAACATATCCTCCCGGATCAAGCATTGGCTATCGAAGCGCCATCGCATGACTTTTACCTTAAAATCGATGATGGACTAAAAAATCACTGGCAATGGAATGATGTCCTGCGCCCAGCTGCCTACTATGTCATTGATACTCATTACTGGGATGCGGCAGAGTGGCGGCCCAAGACAGGCCGTCAGTTTAATTGGTGCTTTACAGCCCAAAAAGACGGTGTGGATTTTATGGCTGAGCATGGAGTAGATCAAACCTCTTGGCTCCCATTGGCAGCAGACGAGGATCTCCATTCCCCGTATCTGAATGGCCACAGCAAGTGGGATTGGTCTTTTGTCGGAAATATTGGCCACGATCAACCCGGACTTCCAAACAAACGCTTGAACTATCTGGACAAGTTACTGAGAAAGTTTGATAACGGCTGCCTGTCTGATTATTCCTATTTCAAGGAAATGGCCAATGTCTACGGGCTCAGCAAGGTTGTTTTCAACTGCCACATCAACAACGACATCAACATGAGATTCTTTGAGGGATTGCTGTCTGGTTCTCATCTTTTAACAGAGAAAGTAGTTGATAATGGAGTGGCTGAATTGAAGCAATGGCCTGACGCGTCTTTGGCAAATTGTTTTATTGAGTTTACTGATGAGGATTTATTCTCTAAAATGGAAGAGTCTATAGAATCACCTGTGAGTGATCGTGCCCGGGAAGTGATGCTTGATGGGCATACCTATCAGCACCGTTGCCGGGATATTATCAAGAAAATGGAGGAGTTATGAACGCTGAATTGGACCCTAATTTGGTAGTCCAAGATTCAAAGGTTGCAAAACCTCTTGAGACACCTAAAAAGAAACAAAAAAAAGTACAGTCTATTCATCCCGACTACTGGTATCACCAAGGAAAAACAGATTTAGAGCGCCAGTACCGCAATGAATGGGATGAAAATTTCTCTGAATTAATCCCCGGAAAATGGGTAGAAGGACGCTTAATTGCCGCCCATGATCCTGAAGCCGGTCGCTATGGAGGCTACGATGTAGCTTCATGGCAGCTGGATCAGCATATGCACTTTCTGAGAAAACAATTTGGAGAAGATTGTTTTGCGGGATGTAAAATCTGCGCTAAATCGGAAGAGTCAGATTATCAGCAGCAGGAGCTATGGGCCGAGATTGGCCAACCCTTTCCGGGAGAAGTTCCCGGGGAATACCCCTGCACGGCATTTGGCTGCGATCAAATTTTCTCCTACAAGTCTCAACTTTACAGGCATCTGGAAGGCGAACATGAAATGAAGATTCCATGGGATAGCATCTGTGACATCTGTGGATTTGAGACAAAGCAGACCAATGTGGAACAATCACTGAGACGACATAAAATCGTCCATCATGGGAGGCCGGTATAAGTGGCTAGAACACTGTCAGATTTAAGAGGTTTAGTCAAAGACAACATTCACAATGACAGTTCTGTGAGTGACAGCCGGATAGACTCATGGATCAACTTGGCTCAAGATGATGCAGAACAGAAAGTGCTTCGGCGCTATTTGGGAGTTCTCTCCAATATCATCACTGAAAATGGAGTGAATTCTTACGTCATCATGGAACAGGATTTCCGGTCCTTCCGTCAGTTCTGGCAGACTGATTCCCCAGCTAAACTCTCTTATGTCCCTTATGATGAATTTGTCCGTTACAAACCTAATCCCTTGCAGAAGGGCAAGCCTATTCGTTGGTCTTTTCTAAGATTCACTTCCGGCTTTCCGACAATTCTCTTTGATCCCATCCCGGATGACGCTTATACGATTGAATATGAGTATCTGGCTAATCTTCCCGATCTGACCAATGATTCAGATGTTTCTCTGATCTGCCAGTTAGGCTGGGATAAAATACTGGAAGCAGGAGCCAGCAAACGCTATTATCGTAAACGCTCTACCGCAGACTACCAAGTCTGGAAGGACATCCATGAGGAAAACTTGGATGAGTTCAGGCGGCAGCTTACACAGACTCAGGGAGCCAGCCGAATGTACGCCTCCTTCATGGCATCCCAAGTAGAGAGTAACTTTTATGGAATCCCAATCGAACCTATTGTGGCATAATGAGCAACGAAAATCGGCAGATTCTTCCCTTACCCAATTTTATAGGAGGGTGGAATACTAGGGACCCCAACCATGAGATCGCAGACAACCAGCTTGCTACGGGCTCTCAAAATGCCCGTATCCAAGTCGGCAAGACCTCTATTCGCTATGGCTATGCAGTTGTGGGTGATCCTACCGGGGCTGATAGCTGCAACCTCATCTATGACGGCTTAAACCATATCCTAGTTGTTTGGTCTGATGGTGACCTTCAGAGATTGTCCGGGACGACTTATACTGCTATTTCTACAGGCACATTTGCCAATGTTCTCCTAGATGCCGCTTCCTTTCAGGACACATCTGGAAATAATCTGGACATTCTTGTAGACGGCACAGTTGTCAAGAAGTGGGATGGTTCAGCTCTAGCTGATCTTGGGGGTTCTCCTCCTACTGGAGACATGATCGAAATATTCCGTAATCATGTCTGGATTGCAGATGGTACTGATTTGCGCTTTTCCGCTCAGGAAGACCCGGAGACTTGGCCCGCAACAAACAAGATTCGGCCTAAACTGGGAGACACCATCAAAGGCATAAAAGCCTATGGGTTAGATCGTCTTATTGTTTTTAGAAGCAAGGCTATAGATCATATTGTAGGCTTTGATGTGCTTTCTTTTGAACGCATAGAAGCCAGTACAGGAGTGGGTTGTGCCTCCAATAAGAGCATTGTAGTTGTCCAGAACTCACCCAATCCCCGCTGGAACGGCCTTTATTGGGTTGATTTAGGCGGTATTTACTTCTCAGAGGACTTGGGAGTCACCCCTATTCGCATTTCAGACCCCATTCAACCTACCTTTGATTCTTATAACCAGACTGCTCTCAACAAGTGCGTAGCTGAGAATCTACGTTGTGAGGATCAGGTTCTTTTCTCCCTCCGGTCTAATGGATCTGGTAGTCCTGCCTACAATGACCGGGTTCTTGCGTGGAACTATAAACTGGGCATCTGGGACCCGGAGTACATTGGGATGCGTTTTTCAGCTTTTGGAGAAGTGGATGTCTCCAGTACCTTCAAACTTTATGCAGGAGAATCAAAAGCTACACCGGAACGGGAAGTCTATGCGGTAACTGATGCTACAAACGATAATGGAACAGCCATCAGCTTCAAAGCCAAGACCAAGGCATTGGATATGTCTGGAGTCTATGAACGTAGTGATATCTTACGCAAACTGAGCGTCCTGAATGATGCAATCGCACAAGATCTGACTGTAAATGTTTACTACAATTTATCCTCAACCGCAGATTCCACCGATAGCGGTGCCAAATCCATGGAAAATAACGCTACAGAGTTCTGGTACGATACGGTAGCCAATGCTGCTCAGTTTGAGTTGGTACAGGAAACCAAGGATGTAGCTACCGTTATTCGGCGTCTCGCTGTAGAGTTTGATCCCGGAGAACTGGATTGAAATGCCACATGAAGTACCACATCTGGGAGGGCGCATTGTTGCTGCAAGTGGAGACGAGGATCTCAAACTTTTTCGCATCAATCAGAACTTCATCCAGATTGCCCAATTCATCCAAGATGTTGAAAGGATGTGGAATGTGAGAAGGAATTTTCCTCTTGGATTTGGACTTCCTTCACTGTTTGGAGACGGTTCTGATGGTGATGTGACTATCAGTTCAGGCACTAATCTAGCCTCCTGCGATATCAAGCAGTACCGTAATCTGACTGTAGCTGCTTCCCAAACCCTTGGTACATCCGCTTCAAGTGTGGCTGTTATGATCTTATGCGTCTCTGAGGTTCTCAGCGTTCAAGGGACCATCTCAATGGACGGCAAAGGTGGAGTGCCTGCCACAGACTATAGTTCCTCTTATGGAGCTTCAGGTGGAGGCGGAGGAGGAGGAAGTTCTGGAGCTGGTACCCAAGGAGGAGATTCAGTTGTTTCAGGTGGTGCAGGAGGAAATTCAGGTGGCTCGCATACTGCGGGAGCAGCCGGGTCAGCCATTGGAGCCTGCGATGAAGCAAATCTGCGTATGTCCAGTACAGACCGGGACAATGTACTTGTCTCATGGGGATCTGGAGGTGGTGGAGGAGGAGCTGGTTCAGGATCAGCAGGAGCAGGCGGCAACGGTGGTGGAGTCATTATTATATTGGCTCACCGAATTATTATAGGATCAAGTGGAGTCATTACAACTGATGGAGCCGCAGGCTCAAGTGTTTCCACTGGAGGTGGAGGCGGCGGCGGAGGCGGCGGGTGTATTTACATTGTCTCCAGAGACATTACCAATTCGGGTTCCATAGCTGCGGCAGCGGGAGCTGCGGGCTCAGGAACCGGATCTACAGGATCAAATGGAGCAGCTGGAGGTGCAGGAACAGTGGTTCAAGAGATCATTACATAGAAAACGCTTGAACATTACGGTCTTTAATAGGTATAAAATAAGGAACTCATGGCAACCGGAATTATTCGAGGACCCGCATTAAAGCCTAAAAAGCAACGTGCTGCTAGTAGTCCTTTCTCTCCAATGAGAGCATCAGGTGGACCCTTTCCAGCTTACGATGAATATGATGATGAGTATGAGAATGTTCCTGCTCCATTTTCACCGGCAGCTCCTTCAGTTACTAAAACACCTTTCCCAACTTATACTCCACCAATGGAGAACTACCAGTTTGCTCCTACACCTGCAATGACAGGAGGGGGTTCCGCTGGTTTTCAGCCTTGGCGTAATATAGGGAGAAAAACAACTACAGGACTGCAAGATCGTTGGGACCCCTTTGGCAATGAAGATCCTTTTGGTGCTGGAATGGTTCCTTCTGGGCAATCTCTTGGAGCCTCACCTACAAGGTTTCTTCAGCCCGGTAATATATTACAGGATCTTTCTCGATTAAGTGGAACCGGATCTACAGGATCAAATGGAGCAGCTGGAGGTGCAGGAACAGTGGTTCAAGAGATCATTACATAGAAAACGCTTGAACATTACG